AAGCACCATCTTCGCGCCGTTAGGCACAGATACACCAGTCAGCCCTGTGACCTTAACCGTTACGGGGAACCCGCCCGTAGTGTTGTTGTAGATGAAATAGAGTTTCTTGTTTGCTGGGACGATCAGGTTTGTTGTGGCAAAGGTCAATGCCCCCGTTAGTTCAAGGAACATATTCCGTGCAACACCCGTAGTCCCGTTAGGGATTGTAATCGTAGTGTTTGCCCCAGAACCGTCTGTGATTGCTTGGGTTACATAGCCACTGATAGCCTGTTCAAGCAGCGTACCAAGGTTAGTATTGGTAGTCACACCCCAAGTACCAGATTGATCCCCTGTACCAATCAATTCAAGGGCTAGGTTTGTGCTGTATGTCGATGCCATTATTTATCCTTTACGCGGCTATCTGCTGCCAAGATGGTGTCTGGGTAGTGCTTACCGGAATCCAATTTGGGTTTTGAACCATTGGTGCTTTACCTACTAGTGTTAGTACACATACTGGTGGAGTAATAACCCTGCCCTGCAATACGCTTGGTGCTACACCAACGAGGGTTAATGCCCCTGCCGCTGGTTCAGTTACCCTACCAATAAGACTGCTAGGCGCGGCACTCGCTAATATAACGGCTCCAACCGCTGGAGTTATTACCTCACTAGTTGGACTGCTAGGCGCTACCCCTACTAACGTCAACACCCCAACTGGCGGCGTAACAAACATATCGTTTGTGTAGGTTACTTGCGGAACAATCCCAACTAGTGTCAACGCCCCTACCGCAGGAGTTATTACCACACCCTGAACCGCACTAGGGGCTACACCTGCTAGTACCACCGCCCCAAATGCTGGCGTTATTATTGTGCCTGTTACTACACTAGGCGCAACTCCTGCTATTGCCACCGCACCAACGGCTGGTGTGATGATCTTACTTTCAACCACACTTGGTGCTACGCCCGTCAATGCCAATGCACCAACGGTGGGGGTCACTATATTGTTGATAAGTATACTTGGTGCTACACCCGCTAATACTACTGCCCCAACAGCAGGTGTTACTACTGTGCCTATAACTGAACTGGGTGCTACTCCTGCAAGTACAACGGCTCCTGCGTCAGGCTGAACTACATCACCTGATCCCCACTCGCCTGAACTCCAAGGGCCACGCCCCCAACCAGTTGCCATCTTAGGTCAACGTAAAGATGCCAGTTGCAGCAGGAAGAACCGTCAACGTATTAGGCGAAGTCACCGTGAACTGAGTCGAAGACAATTGGCAGAAGCACAACAGTTTTCCAGCACCCGCACCCGTTGAGTTACGCAAGATGGCATAGCGCACGTTGGTCAAGGAAGCACCCGAAGCCGTGAACGCCAGACCGACAGAGGACATGGTGAACTTCATCGACTTAGCAGATGCGCCCGTAGTCCACTGCGCCGTAGCGGGGACAAGGTTTCGTCCACCAGAGACATACCCACCCGTAGCTGAAATCTCAGCCGTAATCTGGGCGTAGGTACTGATCGTAAAAGTCGAAGCGTTGCTGGAAGTTCGTGCCAGAACCATTTTAATAACACCTGCACCAAGCGTAATCGTCCCGTTACCGATATACCGTTTAGCGTAGTTGTACAGTTGCCATGCGGTTGCAGCCATTTTAAATCTCCTTTATGTCGGCGTAAGATGCGCCAGTTTCTAAAATATGACGGAGCAAACCGCCGTACACTTCTAGTTCGATCTCATCACCCAACATTCGTATCAAATCAATAAATTCTTGCGCTTGGGAAATCATCCACGCATGGCATTGAAATATCTTCCCACCAACATTCACAGGGATAGCTATCTGCCCGTCATTCTCCTTCTGCTCATAAGCATGGTGTGACTCCCCATCCAGACAGGAATCACAGCCAAACAGATGGAAGCGTTTAAACCCAAGCATCCTGAACAGCGGTATCGCACGAAGCAAGACTGTGGAACCGCCCGGAACAGACCACCAATTTTTATACTGTGCAGCCAAGACATCGTTAATCAAATCCGCGCTGGTGTGCCAGATATACGTCCTGTCCTGCGGCAGACTATCAAACGCGCTTGGGTGACACTGCGAAGCAATAAAGTATTTGCAGTCATCAATAATAGGACTGACAAACCGTGTGTTGAAGGGTCTTGCGTCAACCATGATGTAGGCTGATGGCATGATCCCGTTATCAATACACCACTTATAGGCTCCATTGATGGCGATAAGCTTCACACCGTTACTACGCAACCTGCGTATGGTTTCGATGTTATCCAGAGCAGTCGGCCCACCACCAACGATCATTACTTCAATGTCATTAGTCGGATGGGGTTCAACCTGCTGGAAGCCGCGTGTAATGTTGTGCGTTACGTTGGCTTTGATCGTTTCTTCATCGGTATTGAGTACGCCGTGCTCTACAACATCCGCACCACTTACCCAAGAGGTAACGTAGAACAAGCAGTAGCCTGAAGCCTCTTTAGACCAATGGATGATGCAGCCACGGTCATTAAACTTCTTCAGCCACCATGAGTACGGACGAACCGTCAGGTGTAGCTTATGACCTACCAGCTTACCCATTTTGTCATCTTCGGTAGCTATCTGGAAGAAAACGTGCTGACAGGCGGCAAGGCAGTTATCCAAGACCTGATCAACCAGATGCGGCCTGATGTGTTCCATAACATCGGTACAGAACCCGTATGCTGCCGTAACAGGCAGGGGGTCTTTCAGGTCAGCTTCTACAAAGCGTAGTGCGTGACGCTGTGTCTCCAGCATGGGGCGAATATCTTCATCCAGACAGTTATCCGCGAAGTCCACCATCGTCACATCCAACGCACCAAAGAACGCCAGATTCAAACCTCCACGCCCTGTGCCGCAACCTAGGTCGAGTACAGACGCGCCTTTAGGCGGTTTAGCCTGACGCAAGAACTCGTGGGAGATATGCTCTCCGGGGGAAGTGACCCGATACTCTGGCCTGTCCCACATCATCTTATAGAGGTCTTTCTCCAACGGGCGAACATTAGATATATTCACCTGCGGGGCTTCAGAAAAGACGGAAGAGACTGTGGTCATACAATCCTTATGATTGCCGTGGTGCTGCTAAATGTGGGGAAAGTTACTACAAATGTAGGCGTACTTGTCTTATCCGCTCCAAAGGCTAGAACTGCAACGGCTTTGTTACTCTTGGTCGAATTGTATATCAGCGCCCCGTTAGCCGTAATTGACGCTGTGAACGTAACATCATTAAACGAGGTAAATGCTATATCCCCAGATGATGTCGGTGCAATTGAGGTTAGAACTGCGCCTCCTGCTGTATACCCAGAAGCGACCACTTCGCCAGAGGTTGTATAGACAGTGGTATCGGCGTTAAGTGTGGCGCTCTGGGTATAAAGTGCAAGGTAGAACGTATCTCCTGTTGTCGGCGTGAAGTTGTGCGTAGCCGTGAGGAGTTCTACCTTGAATGAGGTGACTAAACCTTGTGTGATCATGGCACAGCCACTCTAGCCTGACCAGACCTGTAAGCATCCCTACGGTCTTTGCCATCACCCAAGACTTTGAGCAGCATCATGGATTCTTGATACTTAGCTTCGTAGTTTGCAATGATGTCGGCTTCGCCCTTCATAAAGACTTGGGCTTCCCGCAATGAACCGTAGAGCAGTACCGTCTCAAAGTTATTGCCCAACCATGAAGTACCAGCGGTGACAATGCTCTCTGGATAGTAGTAGTAATGAAGTTCCACCCCATAGTTCGCATCAGGTGTTGGCCCGATAATCAAGGCTGTGTCAGAGAACTGAGCGTAATGCGCTGGAGTCCCTGTCGAACTAGGGGTGGGGTAGGCTTCGCGGATGTAATTCACATCCTTGTTCAAGAGAAACGACTGTGCTGCTGTTGTTGGGTCTATGACTGACAAGGAAAACGTAGCCAACCAATCGGTAGGCAGCGTCAGGTACTTATCACCACCAGTCATAGCACCTGTTTGGTTCTTCCTAATAGCTGGAATCTGAACCGTGTTGTATACCCGTTCTTCAGCCAACTCCACAAACGTGGGAATACTCGCTACAAACAACGACTCTGTGTTTTCGCAGTAATTTTGAATTGTAGAGACGAGCGTAGCGTAGTTCATTGGTTAGCCCATCGGCCCACGAGCCATCTTGCCCTTGGTTTGTGCTTTACCGCCACGCACTTGAATGCCAGAGGTCTTCATACCCGTTTGGGGATAACCACCGCCACCAGAACCCGCAGGAACCTTAACAGGGGTAGGTGTCTTGTACTGAGTAGTAGCCATTACCGACCCCGCTGGTTGTTAGCACGAGCCATATTACGCCCAACTTGTTTCATTGCCAGTGAGGTAACGCCACCCTTCTTCATGCCGTGCATTGACTTCTCGTGGCCCTTTACGCCCTTCTTAACTTCCACATCGGCAATTCTCTTAACTTGTTTCTTGTCCATAGCCATCTCCTAATTAACAGACCAGTACGTTATGTCCGTAGGGACATGGTTGATATTTGCTTTGGTTACCAAGTAGTACCCACCGCTGTAAGACGCTGCATCACCAACAGAGTAAGCCGTTGTTGCACTCCAAGCCACTACGTTAATCATCACCGTACCAACTTCTCCAGTTGCAGTCAGGTAGTTAGGCGTTAGCCCAGCATCGTTCTGACTCGCCCCACCTACCGGATTCCAGCCCCATTGAATGTCCCTACTTATTACGATACCTAGTTCTGGCCTTGGCTTATACAATGCCTGTGGGTCTTCTACGGGGTACATCCCTAACTGCAACTGCGGGTGATCTTCTTCCCAACATTCTGGGCAAACGAAGATATTAACGCTCTTCGTTTTTATGACAAGTTCCCGTAACTGCTTAAGTTTATACCGAAATCCACATCTATCACAGGACGCAATTGCTTTATTGCCAGCGGTAAAGTTATTACTCACCCTATGCTCGCTATCCTTGGCACAAACCGATTAGGAGCCTTCTCCCTATCCTCTGACGAGGCCATTTCCCACTGCTGTTCATACTCTGCCTTTAGGAATTGCAGCCTCGGCTGGCCTTCCGGTAGCTTCTGGGCGAGGTAGAACGCAAGACCTGCAACCATGCACGGCATGAACCTAAACGGGATGTCCTGCGTATTAACACCATCCCCCGCATCCTGCACCCTGCGTAGCCGCCAATAGACAAAAGTATAGGTACTAGACACATTGGGCACAGGCCATACGGTTATATTTGGGGGAGTCGTACCAGCAGGATAGGTATCCCCAGTTGTGGTATTCCCCGCTGCGGGGTAGGTAGCAGCCGATTGGCGGTTAATGTAGACCTGTATTGGCCTACCTTGGTTTAGTTTTGAAGGGATACTGGCATAGGTGGACACCGATATACGGGAGATGGTCAGGTCAGATTGGAGCGAGGTTGACCCGTCATTAGTACGCATAACGTGATCCAACAGGTCAATTGTGTCCGTGGGGAGGCTGTAAGTAGCGGTTCCTGCCACCATCGGGATAGACCCAGACTCCACCGTCCAGAGGTTAATACCCCGGTTTGCCCACTCCATCGTCATCAGGTTCAGGCTTCTCCGGGCAGTACGGAAGTCATACCCAGAACGCAGTTCCGCGCCACAACGCTCAAAAGCCTCTTCAATAAGGCTATTAAGGTCTAGGTTAAAGGACGTTGTGCCTGAGGTTTTAGCGACCATTATCTATATCCTGCGGTTTTTCTGGCTATGTTTTTGGGTTGCGCCACAAACTGCTTACCTGCTGCCTTACCCTGCCGTTTAGCCCTTGTAGTCGCCGCGTATTCAGCGGAGGTTAAAGACTTAATTGCCTTCTCTGGCAGGTATCTTTCTCCAGTCTTAGACGAAGGTTTCCCAGACTTAGTACGCCATTTCTGGTCACCCCAGTCTTTAAGGGATTTCTGGGGCGCTTTCAATCTGAGTACCCGCCGCCAGCAGCCTTGTAGCGTTTAGCCATTAGCTGTGCCTTCCTCGCGCTCCATTGTCCTGCACCTGTACCCTGAACCGCAGCCGCTTTAATGCTGTTGAAGATACGCTTACGCAGTCCCGGCTTAGTGTAATTACCCGCTTCATTAACTTTACCGCCCTCCTTAAATACCTTGGTAGGCTCTTTCCCGTCACGTTTAATGACGTTCCTAGCTTTCGGCATTTTAGAAGGGGCGATAGCGCCCATTCCACGGGAGGGTCTCATACAAACCTTCCCTTGGTTTTACCACGAGTTTCAATACCACCACCACGGGCGTAATGGGGTACAGCGGCTTTACCTCGCTGCACCCTATTTTTGTTTATTGCCGCCATACGCGCCTTCTGATAGGGGGAGTTAGGATCATCCTCACCTTCATTCAAATCTTTAGACTTGAGCAGCATTGCTGCCCCACCCCCAAGCCTATTGAGAAACTTTGACCCTAGCCCCATTACCGACTGCCCTACATCAGCAGGGTCTAGTTCACCGGAGACTGCCACATCCGCAGCGGTGTAGGCGGGGCTAACAAGCTTACCTCCTACACCAAGTTTCTTTGTCTTCATGCTAGTACGTCTTAAACTTGGTCTTGCCGCGTTGAGCAATGCCGTCCGCACGGCGCGAAGCGGAACCAACCGAACCACCAGCAGCCATACGAATTATGGTTCCTTTGGTCTTGCCACGGGACTCAATACCGCCGCCTTTGGCGTACTTCTTCATACCCGCCATACCGCCCATGTTCATCCTACCCTTACCATCAGCCGCAAAGCTGGGAACCATCTTTCCACCCTTCTTGACCATAGGCAAGCCGCCGCTCTTCATACCCATCACTTTAGAGTCTTTCACAACACCTCCTTTTTTGCCCCCTCCCCCGGTAAGCCGGAGTTTCTCAGCGTCAGATAGGTCTTTATACCCCTTCATAGTACCCTCTACCTTGCTAGCCTCCTTCATAGCTGCGTCATTACGGGCTTGCATAGCCGTTTTTGCTTTGTCACCTGTGGCAGCGATAGGGCGGGTTGGTTTAAGGGACGCGCCTGATTTCTGAAATTTAACGTCTTTCTTAGCTTCTGAAGTTGCTGTTTTTTCCGCATCTTTAGCGGTTCTTGTGGCTGCTTTTACTTCAGCCCTGCCTTTGGCTGCTTCAAATGTTTTGTCCATGGGCGCTGCTTCTTTTGCCTTGGGGAGAAAACTCTTGAGATAGTCCATTGCGGGTTTTACTTTACCTTTTTTCACTGCGTAGTAGGCTGCACCTGCTCCCGCCGCCGCTCCTGCTGCTCCAAGAGCAACATTCCGCCCGACGTTAGATTTCTCCTCCTCTTTGGGTTTATCTGCCGTTTCTTTCCGTTTGGCTTCGGTTTTTGCTTCTAACTTATCGGCCTCGTCATCCGAAGAAGTAGGTTTGCGGTCACTTGACCCGCTAGAAGGCTCCGCAGGGTATTTCCTACCCGATAATTCGCTAAGGGCTTTCAGCTTGTTATTAAGGGCTATTGCTCCTTCCGGTTCCTCTGTATCTTTAGCAGCACTTCTTGTAGCCGGTTTAGCAGCCGGTTTAGCAGCCGCCGGTTTAGCAGGAGCGGGAGTAGGAGCGGTTGCAGAGGTGTAACCTTCCCTCAGGCTATCATCATCAGAACGAGGTAGATACGGCCTATCAGATTTTATCTCATCAAAAGCAGGTGTACGTACAACAGCTTTAGGTGTGGGTTCCTCTACGGGGGCGCGTTCCTGTTGTACTTTATCGTAGTCAGGAGTGGCGCTTTTCATACGATTTATGATGAACCTATCGGTACGATCTGCCTTGCCTAAGAAGGCTTCCCCTGCATCACTGTATTTTCTAGGTGCAACGTAGTCTGGATCAACGGCTCCTGCCTCTGCAAAACGGCGGATGCTGCCACCTCTAGCCATCTTGACAATGGTGCCCCTAGTCTTGCCACGGGACTCAATACCGCCGCCTTTCTTCATACCGGGAACCATAGGAGCAGCTTGAGGGGGCATAGCACCCATAGAAGGACGCATAGGACGTTTGCCCATTGCTCCGGGCATTGGGGGGCGCATAGGCCGCTTGGACATCATAGTTCCACCTTCTTTCATTCCAGCCATACGGTTGAGATTGGCAACGGGTAGATCAAGTTTCCCGTGCTTGGTATCTTGCTTGTTTATCTTTTGGCGGGTAGCACCACCCTTACCAAACTTCCTGCCTTTATCCGCTTCGTTGAAGTCTTTACCCACAGCTTGGGACACCCCTACCTTCTTTGCAAAGGAGGGGTTATGGGCAATAGCCGCCATGAAGTTGCGCTGCCTTTTGGAGGTAGAAGGCATTAGACGAACTTACCTTTGGTCTTGCCTTTGGTTTCGCAGCCGCCGCCACGGATGGAGCCGCCTTTAGCAAAAAGCTTATCCCCCATCGTTTTTTTGGTAGTTTCAGCAGCATCTTCTTTTTTCCGTTTTTCTGCATCACGGGCGTTGTCTAGTGCTTCCTGCTCACCAACCGTTAACCCAGTAGGGGTAGTTGGTTTTGGTGCGGGTTTTGGTGCGGGTTTTGACAGTTCAGCCATATCAATCTCCTAACATTTCCATGCTCTTAAACTTTTGTTTATACGGCTATTGGGATCATTAGCAGTCTTGGCTGAAGTCAGCTTCTTCTTCATGCCCGTCATCCGCGCACAGAATGAAGCCTTGCGGCTACCGCCTTCGGGTTGCGGTGCTTTGAGTCCGGGTTTGCCGGGGTTAGCAGCGTTGTAGGAAGCCCTGCCCTTGGCGTTTAAACCACCCTTGGGGTTCTTGCCTTCTTTGCGCGTCCACGCCGCACTCATGCTGCGGTACTCAGAGTTTGTGCTGCCATCATGGACGGGTACAGCACATCTTTGCCAAAGTCGCTTGTGAACTCATGGATACCCATGTGACCTAGCTTGATCGTAGGGTCGAGCCAGATGTCCAAGCCCTGCTCCCGCGCACGATCACAGAAGAGGAAGTCCTCACCAATGTAACCTTCAGGGGTGCATTTGAAGTCAAAGTAAGCGTACATCCGCTCCTCGGTATTCGTATCCTTATGCTCCCACTCAGGGTGGGCTGCTTTCAATACTTCAAACACACGCCGCTGGATCATCATGAAGCCAGTTGCTACACGATACGCCCTGACTAGACCAGCCTCATCCATCGTTACTTTGCCCTGCGGCCCGTTCACACCATGACCACCATCCAAGGACACGATGTAGACCTTGCCCTCTTTACGGGCTTCATATGCGCCAGCAACGATAGCTTTGTCCTGATTCCAGCACATCAACCTGATAATGTCATCCGCCGCAAAGGTCATGTCCGCATCAATAAACATCAGGTTGTCGCAGTCAGACTTCAGGAACTGATGGGCGATAATGTTTCGTGCGCGGGAGACAACAGAACAACCGCACAGGCTATTAACCTGTACGTCTATCCCATGCTCCATCAGTTTTTGACCAAGTTGCATCAACGATATCGCCATCTTCACACCGACTTTATGATCGTAGGCGGGAAGACCAATCATTAACTTCTTGCCAGCTAGGTCAAAACCTTTTTTCAGCATAAATCACCCGTAGAAAATAGTTACATCAGTCTGGTTTGACAGCAGCGCATAAATTCCGTTATAGGCAACAATACCCTCGCCCGGAATCAGTACAGAATTATTCTGCGGTACACCAGAGGTAGTAAGGGCTGCTGTATCAACTGAAGTTATCCAACGACCCGTAGTAAAGGTACAAGCTACGCTGGCAGAAATACTCCTGCTATTGATGTCAGTAATGGTAAAGGTATTGGCATCTGCAACCGTAACTATCTTATAGTTGCCATTAGTAGCAGAAATACCACTAGACGCAGCGAAGGTAATACCTATCTGTTGCCCAACTTTAAGACCATGTGCGCTGCTAACAACGGTAACAGTAAAGCCTGATTGTGAATATCCCGTACCTGCCGCTGTAGGGACAACTGTGGTGTCGTAGATATTAAGCGTTCCTGCGGAAGCCGAACCAACATAGACAAACGCTTTCAGGCGATACCGCCCAAGAACGGCAAAGCCAGAACTGTTAAGGTGTGCTGATAGTACGTCTGTTTGCATAGCAGTAATCTCCTTTTAATTAGAACAGGGGGCCGAAGCCCCCAGAAGATTAGCTGAACGGAGTCGCAACAGTACCAGACCCAACCAGAACACCATTTACAGACCAGAGGTTAGCAGCCAACGGAACCAAAGTTATCTGGCTACCCCGCCCAGCGCCGCCTGTAGTAGTGGCATTGAGGGTAATAATCGTGCTGGTTACTGACGCAAAAGCGTTATAGACCGTGGATGTGACACCCAGAGTACCAACAAGCTTATCTGAACCACCACAGGTTACGGTCTGAGCCGAAGCGCCAGCCGAGATTGCGTTGAAGAACAAGACAAATTCAACGCCAAGGTTGCTCTGCGTATTGGGGTCGCTACCGGGGCCAGAAGTAACCGGGTCAGCAGTTGTCACAATAGTGGGCAGAGTGATAGCGCAGGTTGCTGGAACCAACAGGGTGTGACCAGCGTGAGTAGCTACAGAGAGCGTTACCGTAGCACCAAGGGTCAGGAGGTTGCCCGGGCCTTGGGAATAGAAACCGTTAAGCGAACGGACTGGGCCGTCGAAAGTCGAAATAGCCATGATGAATCCTTTGTGTTGTAGCACATTCCCGTACCGTCTCTACAAAGTCTGCTGGGGCAGTCTGCACGGGTGAAAATTCCCAGATCAAGCTGTTTTGTATCATACGCTTAAAACTGAGTCAAGGTGCTTTTTCCGCCTAGCGTCAAGCATCATTTTCTTGAACTCTGGGTCAGCCCACTTTGCTTTAAGCGCCGCAGCTTTTGCTGCCTTAACCTCTGGACGATTGGCTATCTCCTTGTTGTTGGCTGTCTGGGATGCAGCGTACTCTGGGTCAGCCCATTGCCCCTTCGCTTGGGCGCTTGTCTTGGCTTTGGATGCTTCTGTACTACGCCCCGCTTTAATCCCCACCTGCCGCTTGGAACGCACCTCTGTGTCCTGCCATGTCTTAAGGCTGGCAATGGACTTGTTAGTCCGTGCCTCGGGGGTGCTTTGGGCTTCCTGTTGGGCGGTAACAACCTTAGCCCTATAAGCGGGGTCTTCCCAATGTTTTAGAGTGTGCGCTGCGTCTACCGACTTTTGTTCTAAGGTTTTTAGCATCCCAGACGGGCCTTCCCCACCATCGGTGCGGTTAAACAGCGTCCCAGTCTTTAAATCCCGCCGCCCGTACAATTCAATTAGCTGCATCTCCTTGGCAAAGGCTTCCTGTTCGTTATCTGTTTCGAATACTCGCTCTACCCGTGCGGTCATATCACGCCCCCGTAGGTGGGAGAGGAAGTCTTGCAGCGGTTTGTTGTGGGAACCCCTAGACCAATGAGATAGATCACGATCTCCCGTACCCTTACCTACATAGACAGGTTGGTTAAGCTTTAGGGGGCGGGGGTCTAAATATACGTACACGTAGAATTGCATGGTTGGCTCCTTGTAAGAACCTCCATACTACACTAATGAACCGAGAAGTACATACTTTTCGAAAAGGCTTACGAATTTGACTTAGTAACAGGAAACGCCTTTATCAACGCTGGTACAAAAGAAAAGGGCTACCGAAGTAGCCCTCTTTTACTGCTAAGTGCTTGATTCTATTAGCTAGAACCAGATGCACCAAAGATACCAAGCGGATCGCTGGCTCCAAACGAATACCGTTCGCGTGATTTGTATCTCACATTTCCGGTATCGAAATCTCCATCCATTGAGTTTGCCAACGGGGTACGAACAAAATGCTTCAAGCCGTTCGGTACGTCCGTGCAAAGGAACCAAGCGTTCGTGTCCGTCAGGAAGTGGTTAACACGGTAACCTTCGGGAATTGAACCATTGTTCTTCAGCGCGTTGATGTCGTTGTTGTTGGTGCTAGTACGCAGTTCCGTTTCCAGAAGACGCGTAGCAACAAACATCAGGCTCGGGGGAACAATCAGCTTGCGGGGTTTTGCAGCGATGAGCAGACCGCGCTCATCCGTCCAGCCAGCGATCTGAATAACAGCGGCCTCAAGCGAGGTCTCATTCAGGTCAACCGCACCACCCGTATTGCTGTTCGTTCCACCAGAAACCAGCGGATGCGAAGCCGAACACAGAGCAACACCGTCACCGTAGGTCGTGCCACTAGAAAAGGCGCTGTTAAGAATTGCAGCCGCCTTAACTTGCTTGGTGTACGACATAGCACGAGCCAGAGCCTTGGTGTAACGAGCCGAGAGACTGTCATACAGGTTGTCTTCAACCGCCTCTTCCGTCACCGAGAAACCAAGGGCAATCGTTTCGTGTTGGTAACGAGCCGTCCAAGCTTCTTGGGCGTTGTCGTATTTAATAGCGTTACCTTCATTCTTGACAGGAGCCGCACTAAAGCCCGACAGTTTTGTTTCTTCTTCAAAAGAACGCTCAGAGGTTTCAGTCTCAAAAATCTCTTTATGCTCTTCGCCGTATTTCGCATACTCCATACCAAACAGAGCATTCAAGCCGGGGAGAAGTTCTTTAAGTAGTTGTGCGCGTGAAATAGCCATTATTTATCTCCTTACGCCAACGCCGTTGTGTTGCGATACAGGTGGGCGAATTGGTTCCAAGAAACCAAAACTTCCACGAACGAGCCAGTAACAGGCGCGGTATCGGGAACAACGTCGATGATTTTGACAGGAAGCGTAGCGGAGGCCACACCAGCATTTTTAACGCCTTGCGTACCATCACCAGTAGTCGTGCTGCCCGTTGACGTTTGGTAGACGATATCGACGTTCCCACCCACCAGAGCGGCACGGTTCGCCTGACTAGCAGACGGAGCGGCATCAGCGGCGGATTGAATGGCGACTTGCATCACCAGATCAGGATCGTCAGCGACAAAGGCGACAGTACCATTCGGGCCATCAACCGCGTTGGAGATCGTGGCGGGGTAGTATTGCCCGAACACGCGCTGACCAGACGAATTGATGTAGCTGCAACCCATGAAAATACCAACAATTGCCGTACCAGTATTGGTAACCGTGTTGTTGTTGATACAGCCATTGGTGGACATGATCACGCAATCACCAAAGAAGATATTGGTAGCGTGACCCGACGCAATAGCCATCTGCCGCGTGGAGCCAGCGAAAACTTGCCCCCCTAGCAGATTTACGGGACGAAACCCGTAAGTGGCTGAAACAGTAGGATAAGCCATATAAAACTCCTGAAAAAGTTAGGTTATTTAGCCCCACGCCCAAAGGAAGTTGTAGATTTACGCTCTACAAACAACGGCATCCTAGGATCGTTGGTCTTCATAAAATTATTATCGACAGACTCCACTTGGGAAGCTGCGAGTTTTGCAAAGTGTGCTGCACGTTGGTCAGTCATTTCCTTGGGCATTTTGCACAGCAGAAGCCCACCGATCTCAACACTCCCCGTAAATTGGGAGTTGCGGTCGTTAAGGATTTTCACCTCAGGGTAATCCTCTGCTTTGACAGGTTCCCAGCCTTCCCTAAAAGCGTTAGATACATTGATGTTGTCGGCCTTACCAGTTGTGCTGGTGCGAACCCAACGATGAGACCAGCCCTTGCGCTCTGCCACTTCAGGCAAGATCGACGCTGGTTGCCAACTCTTCTTTTGGGAATCTACTTCCCGTGTATCTAACTCTCTCTGCAAACGGTTTTCAGCCATTATTGTTCTCCAATTTAATCATCTCACGGGCGTACATCTCAGGGGTCAAGTTAAGCCGTTTTGCTATAGACAACTGGGATGCCGTAAGCCTTATCCGTTTAGGCCCGGTAGTCCGTGTTACTGAAGCTACAACAGTAGCCGGTTTTGCGCGTTGTGCAGGCTTTTCTTGCTCAGTTTCCTCAACCTCATCAAACTGTTCAGGAAACCGTTTTCTCATACTAGCATCCACCATCTCGTAGTATTCGTCACTACGGGGGTCAACGCCCTCATCAACCAACTTCTCGTGCAGACCAAAGGCAAGGCTGGTCATTTCCTTGTCTACCCCAAACCATGTATTCCTAGAACGCCACGTCTCGGCTTTCTGATCGGGTACACGTGCTGGAGCCTGAGGCTGTGGTTCTGGTTGTACACCAGAAGGTTCTTCTTGTAAAGAGGGTCGAATTGACTGTACATCCCGCAGCTTGAACTTGGCATCGGTAAGTTCTTCTTGGGCATCTGCAATCATGTCTGCGTCACCTGCTTCATAGGCGCGTTTCAGACGTTCTTTTGCAGTAGCAATCTCCCCTGTGGCAGCTTTAGATATCTCGGTTACAAATATCTGTTCTCCGCGCCCAAGTTTATTGCGTAACTCCCTGATTTCAGTATCTTTTGCCCTAGCGTAGTTAAGGGCTTCTTCACGCTCCCGCGTAGCCGCTTCCTTGGCCCTGCGCTCGTCGTGCCAGACCTTTTTAAGCTGTCCTAGGCGGTTTTTAGCCTGTTCGGAATACTCTGCAAGGTCATCATTTTCAACTTCTGTGACCTGCCTAGGGGATAAATTAACCCTGTTTTGGTCTTCTTCCGGGGCATCGTCGATAATCTCAATCTCAACGGCTTCCTCGGGAACACCAGTAGCAAGTGCTTCTCCTGCGGTTCTCATCTCGTCTATAGTAGCCATAGTTCCTCCTATACCCGCTCAATGCCGCGTGGGTCTTCCACGACAGCTTCGACCGTATCGTCGTTGATAATGCGAAACTCCTGCCCGTGAATCCTGATCCGAGTACCCGAATAGGCGCGTGTCAGGATGAAATCACCCTCTTTGCACCAAGGCCCCTCTGGAAAACGCTCTTTATCCTTGTAAGCAGTACCGCCTAGCTTCAATACAAGGAGGACTATGGTGCTGGTTGTTTCGACGTTTACGGTTGCGTCTGCCTTCAAAATCCCGTTTTCATAGACTTTCTTGGGCGTAGGGACAGCGCAAAGGATACGAAATCCCATAGGTTGGGGTAGTTGTGTTGCAGGTCTTCCCGTAGGTTCTTCCTCTGGTGTTTCCGTAGGTTGCTCGTTTTGTACTTCCGTGGTTTCAATCATCGTCATCCTCTAGTGATTTGGCAAGATCGGAAATAATAGTCACAGCTATATCCAACCCTCGTAGTTGCCCACACAGTTCCCGGTACTGCTCGTAGGTTTTTGCGTTACCGTCTGCAAGAAAAGAAGTGATCTTCTCTTGTTCCACCTCGTATTTTGAAACGATATGCCGTAGTGTTTCCGAGTCGATCATTGTTTAGGGGTTCCTTTTGGTTGTACTGCGGGTTGTTGTTGCGGTTGTTGCTGTTGCCGTAACTGCATTACTTTGTCGCTCTTGTGCTTCCCAATCTCAATACCCATCCGTACTCCATCTGCCTCTTGCTTGGCGGCAAGCTGCGCTTGGGCAATACGTTCCTGCGATGCAATGCGCTCTTCCTCGACCCGTATTTGGTCGGCTTTAGCAGCCATGTCCAGCATGTCTTTCTGTGCTTTGCGTTTGTTATCGTCCTGCTTGAGTTGGAGTTCTGCTTGTTGCATCTGGATGAGCGGGTCTTGCTGGGCTTGTTGCACTTTCATCTGTGCGTCCTCTGCCGAGTTCTTTGCCAACAACTGCTGTGCCGCTTTAGCAACCAGCATGGATAGCTGTACTTCAACCTCAGGGGTGAGGTTCTCCTCAGGGGAGGGCATGGCAGCGCCCAGTTGTTTCTCAATCTCACTACGATAAGCAAAGGCAAGGTGTTCTGAGATGTGCGCCATAGCTGCGGCTTGCATCTGTTGCGCCATTGGGTTTTGTCCCATGATTGCCGCCAGCTTGGGGTCTTTCATCGCCGCCATGTGAACCCCGATATGCGCCTCGTGGTTCTGGTAGATGAATGCCTTAACAGGCTTACCGTTCATGATTGCCATGTTCTCGGTAACGGGGTCAGCGGGTTTCTGGTCATCGTCGGTGGGCACCAGCTTCTCTGCGTTCTTAATGCCCAAGGTCTCGATGATCTGCCGATGTAAGAGCGGGAGGTTGTATAGCTGGGGTGCACCTTGTGCCAACTGCATGACCGCTTGGTACTGCACAACCTTTTGCGCCATCGTAGAGGCGTTAGGGTCAGACACAGGCAGCACGGTACACAGGTCGTAGTCCGCCCGTTTTGCTTTCCTGCTACCCACCTCTGGCTCGTAGTCGTATTCCTCAGGGGTGTTGTCCCGAATGATGTCCCGCAGCAGCCTGAACTCTTGTTTCATTGTGTAGTGAATCCGTGCCTGTACCGCACTCATCACCTTTAGCATCCGCTCCAAAATAGCCAACGTAGTTCCAACCGGGGACTGTCCTGACATGTCGCTTGTCTTTAAATCTGCAACGGCTGCAAACCTGCGTCCGTCCTCAACAATCTGGTTCAAGAGCGCCACCAGCGTTTGGCTTGGCTCTTTGTAGGGCAGCAGCATGATGTTGTCTTTTAGAACACCACCGGGAATATCAACGTCCCTAAATTCCCCCGGAGGGATGGGCGTGTCATCGCCCTTGATCCGTAAACCCCGTGTCTTTAGTCCACCCGGAAGGTTTGCAAGCGTACCGGCATCCACAAGCTGGCGCAGGATGGAGGTGCTCGATGTGGCATGTCCCCCGACCATGTGGATAAGGCCAAAGGCGTAGAAGCCAAAACCGGGTACGTAGGAGTAGTGAACAAAGTGCTGACGCTTTAGTTTCAGGTCATCTTCTTCCTTCCAGTTGCGGCGTATGGCGAGTACTTCCCCTGTGCCTTTCTCAATTGTAACCACAAAGGGGAGCGCAATGCCGGTGGGTTCACCGTGCTTATCCGTATCCTCATAGCCTTTAAGGTCAAGGTCTACGTGCATCTCAAGCAACTGGAACCTATCGTCCATCTCGGCTGAGAGTCCCTGCTCCTTGGCCTTTTGCTTCTCCACCTCCTCAATCGTGCGCGTTGGCTCTCCAAGGTCTACATCACGGTAGAACCCCGCGTCCTGCAACCGTAAAATCTCGTTCTCTGTCTTACGCATCCTGTGCGTGACGCGCTCGGCTGACTCAAGGTTCATTGCACCATAGGGCACAACGATATCCTCTGCGGGAATAAACACCGCCACTTGCCGGTTGATGGCAGGATCAAAGTAGACTTTCTTAAACGCGTTACCCGAAAGACACAAGGAGAAGAGCATCCGCTCATGCTCGGGACGGTACTCCACCATTACCTCGGTCAACTCGTGGTTCATGTCCTCTGACACACGGATTGCCGCTTCTGCCTTCTCTTTGGTGTCCTTGCCCAGTACCTGCGTCTTTACCGGCCCCGCTGCGGGGAAGGTCTCCATGATGGTCTCTGACTGGAACTTAACCGCGCTCTCCATCAGCAAGGGGTGGAACACACCACACGCCCCAATCCACGGGGTAGAGCGTTCCTCGTACTTAACACCCAACAGCTTTAGCCCCTTGACATAGGTATCTATCCAGTCCTTGCGCCCGTTGAGGTCAGACTCATACTCCCCCAGCAGTTCAGAACTCATTAGCTGCAAGTCCCGCTCGTCCATCTCTTCGGCAAGGTTGGCGTTAAAATCCCCGGAGGTTTCCTTCCCCGGCTCAATCTCAATCTCCATCCCGTCAATGCCAATGCGTACCGCCTCAGGGTCTTCAATCTCAATCTCAATCCCCGGTTCCGTGTCGAGGGCTTCCAACCCTTGCGGGGCTTGGTATAAACTTTTATCCATGTTTGTAGCCATTGTGTGTCCTTAGTAGTAGCTTGCGTGTCGCTTGGACTTGAAATACTTAACCGGGTCTTTTTCATCGGAGTTCAAGCGCAGGAAGCCGCCTTGCCGAAACCGCATCAACGCAAGGGTCATCGCATCCACCAAGTCATCGTGCTCTCCTGCGGGGAAGGATGCAACCTCATCCACCAACTCCTCCGCCCACCGCGTCTGCGGTGCCCACACAATCCCTGAGGAGAACATGTCCGAAACAGAGTTAAGACGGCTAATCTTGTCGTTGCCCTTGCTAGGGGTGAATTCTTGCACAATTATGCCCATTGCGCGTAGTTCGTAGATAAGAGGTGCGCCAGAGGCTTTTTTCTCCACAATGAACGCATCGGGCTTCCACTCCAGATAATGCTCATGGGCAACGCGTTTTAACTCCGGGAACTCCATCCTGTCCCGAAATGAGTCGAGCAGTATTATGTTGGCTCCCCCTAGATGGGGCTTGTCCGGTGCACCCTCAGGCCACCAAATCCCCCACGTAGTACAGGCGCTATAGTCCGCACGGTTGTGCTTCTCAAAGGCGGTATCCCACGTCTGGATTATAAAGTTGCACTTGGGCGGGACTTCCTCCTCCCAGACCTTCCACCACTCGCGCTTTACAATGGCTCCTTCTTCGGCGGTGGGGTTCTGCTGGTACTGCGCCGACCACTGGTAGGTGGGCATGGAGGCTTTGGTTCGTAGCAGGGCTTCCAGAGGCCATTGTTCAGGCCATAAGGACTTTTGCACAATCTGCATGAACCCTTCCTCGTCCTCCACCTCTTTCTCCAGCACAGCAGGGAACTCAACCACCTCGTACTGATCCGCCCCCTCGTTCATCACCATGTCTTTGACCACCCGCCCCGTCAGGTCGTTTAGCGCCCAGCGGGTTTGTATAATGGCGATGCGTCCCCCCGGCATTAACCGCGTCCTCGCTCCAGTAGTGAACCATTCGTAGGCTTTGTCGAACACGTCGAGGTTGCCGTTGATGATGTCCTGCTCGTTGTGGGGGTCATCAATAAGTAGCAAATCTGCGCCGCGCCCCGCGATGGCTCCACCGACACCGACCGCAAAGTACTCACCTCCGTGGTTCGTATGCCAGCGTCCCGCCGACTTTGAATCCTGAGATAGTTCGACCCCATCCTTACCCCCAAAGACAAGTTGATATTTCTCATCCGCAATCAAGTTACGCACCTTACGCCCAAAGTCCACAGCCAAATCTGCCGTGTGGGACACCATCATTACCTTCTGATCAGGATGATTACCCAAGAACCAAGCTGGAAAGTAGTACGAAACAAGGTGGGATTTGCCAAAACGGGGGGCAATATTGACCGCAATGCGGTCTTTTACGCCATTAGCGAGGTTTTCTAGCAACGAAGCAAGAATCCTGTGGTGGGCACCGATTTTATAGTCTGGTT